TCGCCTGAAGCTCGGCGACCTCCGGCGCAAGCGGGATTCGCGCGCTTCCGGTGCCCTTGTGTAGCCCGACGACATCGAGCGACCCCCAGCCTCGACGAACGGGATACGCGTAGCCCGCCGCCCATCCGGTGATCGCGAGGATCATTTGTACGTAGTCGTTCGGCGCGCCGCTCAGCGGAGGATCGGAAAAACGATTCACCACGCGCGGCTGTAGATCCGCGTCGAGCTCCGCGTCGTCTCCGTCCTCGTCGATGTCGAGCTGTAGCTCTGCGGTCTCCGAGAGCCCAGCGACGGGCACGTCGAATTGCAGCGACTCGCCCGCGTTGAGGCGCGTTGCCGATCCGACGCTGATCGCCGCGACGTCAACGTCGACATATTCGCCAGGGCCGACCACGTCGCTGCTCGCCGTCTCGAACCGCAGGCCCGACGAGTGAGTCATCGCGCGGCCGATCGGCACGACGGTTCCCGCTACGCCTGGAACGCGCAGCGCCTTCGCCTTGCGCGCTGGCGTCGCCGACTTCGGAGCGATGCCCTTGAGCTCGGCCCACCGTCGAAGCGCTTGCCCCTCGGCCGTGTCGGGCAAGAGATCGAGCAGGCTCGCCGCATGGAATGCGTTGTTGCTCGAGACGCCCATCGCGAGCGTACGGAGCCAGAGCCAGTTGAACGAACCTTCCGAGACGTCCGGCGGATCGTCGCGGAACGTGTTCGCGAAGTCCGCCAGCATGAATTGATGCTGATCGTCGGGCGTAGGGACGTCGAAGGCCATGGATCAAGCTCCCGTTTTCAGAATGCGCCCGCTGCGCACGTCGCGAAATTCGGCGGCGATATTCACGCGCCCTTGGTTCGGTGCGTCGGAGTCGACGCTCACGTTATCGATTCGACCGCGCGCCTCGACGACGCCGAGCGCTCGCCGATACTCCGCGGGAACCGCAACCTCCGGCCGGTTGCCGAAGGATTTCAGATCGTGAATCATCGAGCCGATCTCCGGCGCCGCTGCCCACTTGCGGTAATGAATGTCGAGCTGGTGCATAACCATCGTCGCCGCGGTCTGCGTGGTCTCGACGGAGCCGCGAGAGTCGCGAATCAGATCGCGCGTCTCAGGACTGAATTTCATATCCCAAGCCATGATCATTCGCCTTTCAGCTTGGAGGTTCCGGCCGGCTGCGGCACGGAGCCCGGCGGAATGACCGCCGATCCGCTTCCGCCGACAAATAGACCTTGAACGAAGTTAGCGAGCGCTACGACGTCGGCCTTAGTCGCGAGCGCTTGCGCGGTTCCGCTCGCCGAGCGCGCTTCGATCGTGCCGTCGTCTTTGACGTGGACGCATGACTTGCTGTTAAAGATCATCGTCTCGTCGATCTTGAGCGCAGCGGCGATCTTGCGGCGCGTCGCCTCATCACGAACGGCAACGATCACGGGAGCGTCAGCGTCGCCGACCATGAGCACGATCGCCTCTGCGTCGCCCGGCGGGCGCGCGGCGATTCCGATGCCGCCGAAGTGCTCGGCGTTGCGTGTCTCCGTCGAGCCGTCGAGCAAACGAAAGCCGGTGATCTGCCAGATCGCGGCCTTCGTAATCTTCACGACCATTCGGCGAACCGCTGCGCGTGCGCGCGTTGCGGCTGCGTTCGTTTGCTGGCGTAGCTCTTCGATCGTCTGCATTCAAATCGGAGAGAGATCGGAGCCGCTCCTGATGAGCGTCATCTTCGTTGTCTCTCCGTCCTTGCGCGTACTCTCGTATACGCACTCCGTGACCAGGTAGATCCCGCGCGTTTCCGTGCGCTCGTCCTCGACGAGAGCGAGCGTGTCGGGAACAAAGAGCGTCGGCTCCGTCGTTGAATCCGTGTAGATCTGGCCGTGCCCTGCGCATCGAACGGTCAGGACGTGCCCCATCGCGTCGCGTCGTGCCATCTCGCGCGCGGCGAGCTCGTTGGCGTCCTCGACGGAGCCAACGGCGCGTACGACGATCAGGCGCTTCGGATCTTCAAAGTCGAGGCCGGTCCCGTCGGCCGTGTTCGGATTGTTCTTTGCGACGCCGTATCTCGAGGATACCGCCTTGCCGTAGTTCGCATCGGTGCCCGTGCCCGCGCCGACCACGACCACCTCGCTATATCGATCGCCCGTCGAGTCGTGGTGTCCTATGCCGAGACACGACGCCTCGGAGATGCGCGAGCTTCCGGCCTTCGGTTTGAAGAAAACATATTGGATATCCTGATCGTAGTCGGGCGTTCCGACGATCAACTCTTTGCCGTCGCCCGACGACCACGCGAGTAGCCCAGCCTGCGCGAGCAGCGTCGAGAGAGTCTGCCAACGCTTTTGGCCTGGTTCGATCTGCGTGCCGACGCGCGAGTTGAGCTTTAGCGCGGCGTCATCCGCGCGCGCGATGCGCGTCGGAGTGCTGACCTTGGGGCCTTTGTGCTTACGGTGACCCTTAGTCTTTCCGCCGCGCCCGCGCGTGATCTTGCGGTTGCGCTCATTCGAGAATGAGATCGTATCGAACCACGGCGCCGCAAGTTTCGCCGTGAGATCCTTCAGTGTGAGGCCGGAGAAATTGATTCCCGGTGCGCTCTCGTCGACCAGACGCCCGGTCATATCGCGCCCGGAGATGCTGATCTCTTCGCCTTCGTCCTCGGGAAGATCGCGATCGTCGATCTTGCCTTTGAGAATCGAGACGCCGTCGATCAGCACGTGGATCGTACGATCCGTTTTGCAGAGCAACCACGCCGCGAGATCGAACGGAATCGACAGAGAGAACGGGCAAGCGATGCGCGTGATTCCCGCCGTGATCGAGTAGGTCGACCACTGAGTGATCTCCTTGTCGCCGACGACGACGGAGATCCGGTGCGATGGAGTTCCGATCATTGTTGCGGCGCGGGAGGCATGCTCAGGTTGGTTCCCGCGGGCACCAGGCCGGGCATACGGAGCTTGTTAAACTTGGCTACACGATCGAGCATGCTCATCGCGAGATCGGCGCCGTAGACGCTCGAGCAAATGACGAGCAGCGGCGTCGCCTCCGTGACGAGAACGGAGATCACGTTTTCGCTGATCGACGTGAACGCCGCCGACGCGCGCCGAACGGACGCGGTCAAGTTGACCATGGCCATATAGGCCGGGAACCTCGACAGATCGGAGCGGAGCTCCATCTCTTCGATCGTGTTATTGATGCGCTGCGCGAGCGCGTCGGCCTGCGTCGCGATCGACTGCTGATCGATCTCCTCCGCTTCGCTCCACGCGTCCACAGCGTCCGCGCACGCCGTCGGCGTCGAATCCTCGAGACCGAGCAGTAGAAGAAACTCCGCCGCCGTCTGCGACGCCACCGCGACCGACTGCGCGCCGGCGATCGTTGACGCGCCGGCCGCCGCGAGAGTCACTGGCTCCGGCTCGTCCTCGGGAATGAAAGAGCAGCTATATCGAACGGTGCGAGCGCCAGCCTCGGCGACGTATTGCCCGCCCTCGGCGCGCGCTCGAAAGTGGCCGATCAGCGGATGGGAAAAGATCTGCGACTCGCCGAACGCGACGAGCTTACGGAACGCGTCAAAGCGATCCATGAAGTCATCGCCCGTCGGCTCGTCGACAAAAAGCAACTCGCACGCGACGCGCCCGAGTTTCGCTCCGCGATCTTGCAGATAGTGACGCGAACCACGAGACGGAGACTGGATCGCGATGTCGCGTCCGTCGTCTGTCGTGATCGACGAGATGCGGAGCCGCTGATCGCCGAACGCGGCGTCAAAGAAAAACGTGGCCATGAGATTACCTCCGGTGCCCCTTGGCGTTCGCGGTTCCCTTGTGAACCTTCTCGCCGTCGAGATTCACGCTCGCGCCCGCGAAGCCTTCGCGAATCGCCGTCTTGATTCCCTCGAGCATGCCGGACGACTGCATGATGTTCGTGATTTTCGCGTTCGTGCGCGCTGCGATCTCGACAGGATCCGAAACGCCGGCAGCCTTGAGATACGTCTCTCCGGCCATGCTTGCCGCTGTCGTACCGTTGCCTACGCCGAGGTTGTTGTACTTCGCCTCAAACGCTCGACGGATCGACTCCGGCGAAGTCTTCTCTCCGATCTCGCCCTCCATGATGTTGTCGCGCGCAGTCGCAAACGCATCGTGATCGACGACGCGATTGCGCGCTTGCTTGACCATGGGGTTGCTAGGGTCGCCATCGCTGGCGATCGCGCGATCGTAAACGCTCGCCTCGTAGAGATTCGGCGCCTCACTGATCGCGCCGCGCACGCTCTTTCCAACGTTGTTGAGCCCGCCGAGAATGCTCGCCGCGAGATCGATGATCGGCTTTGCAGCCTCGGCCGCCTTCCCGATCGCCGCCGCGAACGCTTCGATCCGCTCGGGCGTAAACGCCGCGGCGACGGTGTTTTTGATCTTCTCCCAGGACATCGCGAGTTTGGCCGTCGATGTCTCCATGTATTTCGCGTTGTCCTTCGCGACGGCGTCGCTATTCAGCGAGTCATCGCGAAGCCCCTTGAGCTCCTCCATGTTGTTGTAGATCGAGTTGAGCGCGCGAACGGCCTTCTCTTCGCCGAGCGCTTCGATCAGCGCGCCCGGGTCTTTCATCATTTTCGACTTGCCGATCTGATCAACGATGTTGAGGAACGGCCGGAGCGTCTTAACACCCGTCTTGGGATTCTTGTCGAACACCTTGATCCCGTACTGCTCAAGGTTCGCGCTATGCCGCACGATCTCCGTCATCAGTCCGCGAAAGCCGGTCGCCGCCTCGTCGGCAGATCCGAACGCGTGGCGCACGACCTGGATCGACGCGCCGAGAGTCGCTAGACCTTTGACGCCGGTTCCCTTGTCGAACTGCTGAAACGATGGCGCCATGTTCGCCATTTGCTGCGAGAGATCGCTCAGCTCGATCGCGCCTTTCTTGCCTTGCGTAACGAGCACGTCGAACGCGGCGCGGAAGTCGTTCGGATCGATCTTGAGGTTCTGTCGCATCGCCGCCGCCGTCGCCGCGATGTCACTCTGCGCGGCGCCTGTCGCGTTGGCGACTTCGCCGAAGAGCCGAAGAGATTCCGTCGCGCCCGCGGCGTCGCCGGTGATCTTGACGTACTCGGCCGCGCCTGCCGTGAGCTCGCCGCGCGACACGCCGGTCGATTCGCTCACGTTCATCAGCTCTTTGTTAAACGCAGCCATTTGCTCCGCGTTCATTGAGCCGCTAACGCCGAGCCGATCGATCGCGCGCTGCGTATCGACGATCTCGCCGACGTTGCTCGTGATCGCTTCAACGGCCTTCTCCGCGACCGCGACGCCGACGCCGGAGATGCGGGCGCCGCGTTGCTTGCTGGCCTTCGCGGCCTCGCGCTCCGCCTTCTTTGCGGCGCTAACCTGCTCGCGCTCGAACGCGCGGAGCTTGCGCCGTGCGTCACTGAGTCCGCGATCGATCTTCGCCGCGGACGACGTGATCGATACTTGCGCTTGTCTTTGTGCAGGGACGCCCACGATTGATCCTTACGGCGGAGGCTCGCAATCGGGGTTGCTCTCGCGTCCCGGCTCCGATGCCTTAGCCCAGTGTCGACGTTGAGAGATCGCGGCAGTCAGCGACCACCACCAATCAAAAATTTCGCTGTCGCTCAGATCGCAGGCTGCGCGGCCGTAGTAATCGCGTAGGCCGCGAGCTTCCGTGAGCCGTAGGACATGAGCGAGTCGGCGTCCTTTTTTTTTGACGCGTCATGCATCGCGGAGACGTCGGCCTCCGACAACTCCTCGAGCTTGCCCAGCGGATCGATTCGCGAACGAAGATCCTCGTACATGATCCAGAGCGCGCCGATCTGATCGTCGTCGCAGTCGCTGCGCCACTCGGCCGCGGACGCCAACGGCTCGTCCTTGTCGTGACAGCGAACCGCGATCGCGAGGTTCTGGAGAGCGAGCTCGGCGTTCCACTCGTCGCGATACGCTCCCATGACAACGGACGGATCCGCGGGAAGGCCGGCCGCCTCGAGCGTGCGCTTTGCCTGCGCCTTCGCCGCGAGCGCCTCGCCGCGCGTCACAACGCGCATGCGCGCACGCACGCTCGTGCGTGGAATAACGATCTCGTCGAACACGACGACCCCGAACGTGTCAACGCGCGGAGTCGCCGCGCTCGCCGCGGAGTTTGGTGTGAGCTTGCCCATCAGACGCGCTTTTCAGTGAGCGCAACGATCTCGACGTCGAACATGTTCTTTCCGCCGTTGTCGCCGGACGGCTCGACCTTCGAGACCTGACAGCCGCCGTACTGATACGCGTAGCCGTTGACGATCTGGCGATCGAGCGTGAACCACTCGTCTAGATCGTTGAGGCGCCGGTAGTCGGCCTCGGGGATTCCCTCCTCCTCGTAGACGGTGAAGGAGATCGAAATGCCGCCGACCTTTTTGATGTGACCGATCGGCGTGTCTTCGCCCTGCGCGGTGACGGTCTCTCGGCCGCTGTCGGTGGAGACCTTCGAGCTCTCGACGCGACGCAGACGCTTGTTGCCTTGCGTCGCCGAGTTGATGATCCAGCGTGATTTAGATGCGGGGTTGCCCATTGATCAACTCCTCAGAGGTACATGACGTTGACGGCGGCGAGCTGGTGCAGCGGGCCGGCGGGACGGAACGGAGACGACGAGACGACGCGCCCAGCGGGCGACGTCGCGATCTCGACGAGGTATTGGTCAAGGAACGTGTCGACGTCCTTCAGAATCTTCGCGGACTCCATCAGGCGATCCGCCGCGATCTGCATGCTGCGGATGCGCGGGAGAATGTCGTTGTCCATGACTTCGTTTGCGAAGCCTGCGCGGAATCCGTTTTCGTGCATCTCGGCGCGATACGCCGCGGTGCGCGGATATGCGATGTCGCGCACGGTCTCCGTCGGCACGCCGTTCATGGTGATCTGCGTGGTCTTCATCGAAACGATCTTCGAGAACACGCCGTCCGGGACGTGCGGAGTCATGCCGCCGTTTAGCGCCGACTCGATCTCTGGCGCCGTGTACGCGAGCAGGCCGGACGCCGGATAGAGCGCGACGCGATCGCCGTCCGTGTTGACGTTCGGCATGTCGGACGAGAACTCGGCGAACGCGTCGCACACTGCGATCTCGACAGGAAGAGACGGCGTACCCTCGTACGTGCCGACGACGACGCCGAAGTCATTCGCGGCAGTCGCGAGCGCCTGTGCAGTGCCGAGCGAATCGCGCGAGCCCATGAAGAAAAAGCGGTAGTTCTGCTGATTGAATCCCCACGCCGCGGCGCGCTCGACGATCAGCGTAGCGATATCCGTCGTCGTGTGATTCGAGACCGCGACCGCGTGATAGCGCTGGTTGTAGAGCGACTGCACTGCGGTAGTGAGAACCGCGGCGCCCGCGCCCGCGACCGACTGCGCGATCGCAACGGAGACGCCGGCCGGAGCTTGGACGAGCTCGAAAACGACGTCGTTGCCGTTGACGCCCTTCGTTACGTTCGTGCACGTGCCGACGTTCGTCGCGACGGTCGCCGTGATCGGAAGGACGGCCTTCGCCGCGTCGCATGCCGCCTTGAACGCAGCCGCGATCGTGTTCTGCGCATCGCCCGCGGTGACGGAGACAACGACGGGGCGCCCTGCGATCTTGATAATCAGATCGCCGCCCGCGGCAGTCGTGACCGTGAACGTGACGGTACTGATCGCCTTGACTCCGCCGGCCGGCTCCGCGATCGGAGCGAGCCAGAGCTCAGGCATCGCGCCCGAGAGCTTGCCCTGCGTGAACGCGGTACGACAGCCGAGCGCCGCGGGCGAACCCTGGCCGGCCTTCGCGTCGGCGTCGTCCTCGTCGAGGATTCGGATCGGCGCGTCGGCCGTCGCGGTTCCGGTCGACGACTTCTCGGCGACGACAACAACGCGGAGCGGCGTCGACAGGAGCGACGCGGCTTGAACGAACTTGAATTCGGAGAACGCGCCGGGACGGCGAACGTTGCTCGGGAGACTCGTGATGATCATCGATCAGCCTTTCGCCTTCGCGGCCTTCGCCGGTGCCGCCGGTTCGGGCGCCTCGACGGGCGCGACCTCGGTCGACGCGATCGCGTCGTCGTATTCCTTCGCGGTGATCTCGACGAGATCGCCAGCTCGAGTGCGCCCGTTGACGAAGCGCAACTCCCGCGCGCAGCGCTCGCCGTCGAACGCGACGACATCGCCAGGCGCGATCTGCAAATGCGTTGCGCCGGGGCCGGCGATCAGCGATTGCGGCAGCGTGAGCGGCTGCGCGGCGCGGAAATAGCGGGTGGTTTTCATGGTTCGATCTCCGTGAGCGTCGTAACGAGCGGGTTGGCGTTCGCGCCGTCGGGCGCGCCGTCGAGATTGTGTTTTGCCTCGATGTCGGCAAGGACCTGAGTAACGTCACGATCGGGGTTGATCGTCGCGTTGACCGCGATCGTGAAATCCATTCCCCAGACCGTCGCGTCTGTCGCCGTCATCACTTCGTCCTCGGCGTGCCATCGCGGATCGCTCGTGTTCGCGATCGGCAGTCGCTGCGCGTGGATGCGTTCGCGGACGTGCTCGAGCATCGCAAAGACGCCCGGATCGGCCTTGTCGTCTGCCGCGGAGATCGAGTCTCCGTAAAGACGTCCCTCGACGGTGTTTCGCTGATTCTTGGAACACACGTAGATCGAGAAATCGATCACCGACTGCTCGTCGATGCCGTCCATACTGACCGCGTGCGGCTTCGCGGGACCGAGCGCGATCACGATCGCGGGCGCCTGGCCCTGGAGTGCGATCGCGAGATCGGAGGCGCCCTCGATGTCGTCGTGTACGGTTCCGCGGATCGGTCGCGGAATCGTGGAGATCGCGGCGACGTATCCGCCGCTCGCGATACGCAGCGACGCGAGCGCTTGCACGAGTGCGTTACGCACGGCGGTGCGCATCGGAATCGCTAGGCCGGTATCAAACCGCAGACTCATCGCCCAGATCCGTATGCGCTGACGAGCGCTTGCTCGAGCGCGTCTGCGGCCTTGTCGAGCAGGCGACGAGAGATCCAGAGAAAGATCCTCGGCTTGATCTTCGCGCCGCGGCCGACCGTGCCGCCCTCCATAAACACACCGGTCCACCAGAGCCGCGAGGCCGCGAACACGCCGAGCTCGTCGCCCTTGTACCTGACGAACTTCGTCAGACGCCCCATTGGTTTCGGGACGCGGCCTCGCTTGCGGTTCCGGTAAAACTCGATCGTCGATTGCTTGCGCCGCGCCCACTTCGCGAGCGGGCCGGCCTCGCGCTTCGCGTGATCGGTTTGATCTTCGCGCATCGGGCCGACGAGCTTTCGGAAGACAGGGCCGACCGCGTGAGCGCGACGCTCCATCGCGTCGAGCCCCTTTTCGACGTCTCCGATATCTAGCTCCGCGTGCAGATAGACGCCCGAGCTCGGCATCAGTCGAAATTCTTTCGCGACATCGGCGAACAATTCGGAATCCAGACCGCGCGAACCGCGTCACTCTTCGCGGGCGCCGGTCCGTCGGGGCGAATGATTCCCTTGCCCATCGCCTCGAGCTCGCTGATCCGCTGCTCTCTCTCCTTTAGATTCTCGGGAGAGTTGGCCATGTTTCGCCACTTGCGGATCTGGTAGACGGCCTCATCGGCAGCGAGGCCCGTTAGCGTCGCCGTCGGCGAGGCGATCGGCGTCACGTAGCGGATTCGCAAATAGCCGTCGATCAGACCGTCCGCGGTGACTTGCGCCCGCGCGATCACGTCGGCGTCGATCACGCCGTCGTTGTCGAAGTCGGCGAGTTGAAGCAAGGCCGCCGCTCCGCCTGCGGCGATCTGGATCTGTTCTTGTGTTGCGTATGCCATTTCGCTTCGCGAAACACGTGAGGATGCGAATCGGGCACGCCTAGCCCGCGCCTCCCAACACAGGAGGCAACCTCACGCGCTTCGCGAAACGCCCCAGCTTGAAGCCAGGGGCGGCGACTTACGTCGACTTCTTGGGACGACCGCGCTTCTTGGGCGCGTCGGCGTTCGCCGTGTCGTCGTCGCTGTCGTCGGAATCGTCGAGCGTCGGCGACTCCGGGAGCCCGCCGCACACTTCCTCGAACGCTTCGACGTCGGCCGGGTGAACCTGAAAGATCCGACCGCGGTACAGCTTGAGCGCCGCGAGCTGCTCGGCGTCGAGCTTCTCGAGATCGAACGCGCCCCAGCTATCCGTGATTTCCATGCCGAGATGCGAAAAGAGCGGGTGCTCGATCGTGGCGAGCTTAACCAGCGTCGCCATGATCAAGCCACCTGCGATCCGACGATCAGACGCGGATCGAAATAGCCCTCGTTGTAGGACGCCTCGGCGCCGAACCAGAGCTCGCCGCGCTGGAAACGCGGGAGGCTATCGTGGTCGCCACCAGACTGGCCGACGAGCGCCGACGTCGTGATCTCTTCGCGCATCTGGAGCATGAGCGGCTTCGTCGGCTTCGAGCAGTCCGCGAGGAACCACCAATCGTCCTGCGTGCCCGTGAGCCACGGCTCCACGACGATCTCGTAGCGACCCTTGTAAGGGTTGCTGACCGTCGTCGTGCCGTCGGTGATGAAGTCGTTCCGCATCAGCTTGTAGGCGATCGGAGCGAGCTTCGGGCCGCAGATCAGATGCGTGCCGCGCACGCCGCGGAGCTTGCGCTTGCCATCGTACGTAGTCTGCGAAGAGAGCAGCGTCTCCGCCGCGTCGAGGCCCGCGCCGGTGAGATCGAGCGCGACCGTCAGCTTCTTCGATCCCGTGACACGCGTCGTGTCAAAGAAGAACTTGCCGTCCCACGCGAGGCCGACGCCGGTCTCCGGGAATGCGGTTCCCGCCATGCCGTTGATCAGCAGCTTCGCGGCGAAGTCCGCGCGGTGCTGGCGAGCCGCGATGGCCATCTCGGCGACGGCTGCGCTGAACAAGCCGAGCTTGTCATCGCGAAACTGGCGCTGATGGATCTTGAGACCGCTCGCCCATTCCTTGTTGGCGAGGCGGAGCTTGAACGCGCCCATGGTGTCCATGCGGCGATCCTGCGTCCATTCCGTGAAACCCGGAGCGTCGCCGAGCCACTGCCATTCTTCGACGGCGGTGGTGCTCGGGACGGGGAGGAGGAGCTTCTCGAGCGGTTGCTCCGGCGCGATACCGAGCTGCTCCATGAACGCTGCATGAAAGCCGATGCGCGCGGCGTCGAGATTCGCCTGTCCGGCGATGTTGAGAACTGGCATTGATCAGTTTCCTTTCAGGCGTTCGCGCGCTCGTCGATGAAGACGCGCACCTTGGTGGTGGTGAAGCTCTCGACGGTGCCAACGATGCAATCGTTGACAGCGACCGCCGCCGTGGTCACCGAGTTGTCATCGGCGACGTAACAGAACGTGTGCTTGCTGGCCTGCACGATCGCGCCGGCCGCGTTG